TGCCTGACAAGTCCTACAGCTTTGTATACTGGCGACTACGACGTATAGAAGATGCAGGAAATGGCATAGAAACAGCAGACATGAACTTTAGATTCCTACCTTGTCTGGTGGCAGGGTTGGCATATAATATAGCTATGAAGACACCTGAACTATCGGGCAGGGTACAGATGTTAAAAGCGGACTACGACGAACAGTATAATCTCGCTGCTGGTGAAGACAGAGAGAAAGTATCTGAGCGTTTTGTACCACGAGTAGGGAGGATCTAGTGGCATTTGCATCCAGCAGAAAGGCAATAGCTGAATGTGACATTTGCGGGTTTCGTTTTAAACTACGTGAGTTACGAAACATAATTACCAGAGGTAGAGATACAAATATCAAAGCATGCCCACAATGCTTTAGTCCCGACCATCCACAAAACAAACAAGGATTATATCCTGTGCGCGATCCCCAGGCGATACGTGATCCACGTCCTGATTTTGCAGGGTATGAACAAAGCAGAAACTATGCGTGGGGTTGGAATCCTGTGGGTGATGGACAGAACAACTATGGACTAAGTAAGAGTAGTAGTTTAAAAATGATTAGTGGTGTAGGATCGGTAACGGTGACAACATGAATTATACAGAATTAAAAACAAACATAGCGGACATATGTGAAACGACGTTTACAGACGCACAGGTAAACATGTTTATACAACAAGCAGAACAGAAGATATATAATACTGTACAGATACCTGCGTTACGTAAGAATGTATCTGCTACGACCACATCCAGCAATAGGTATCTAGCTTTACCATCTGACTTTCTCTATGCGTACAGCATGGCTATATATACCACGGCAGGTAATGTGTACTCTTTTCTACTGTATAAAGACGTTAACTTCATGCGTGAGGCATACCCAAACCCCACCACAACAGGCACACCAAAGCATTATTCACAGTGGTCAGATGGGTTTTTCATATTAGGACCCACACCTGATGCTGCATATAATGTAGAACTTTACTATGGTCACTATCCAACATCTATTGTCACAGCCACTAACACTTTCTTGGGTGATGACTTTGATTCAGCTTTGTTAAATGGAGCGTTGATAGAAGCTGTGCGATTTCAAAAACAAGAGCCAGATGTTATACAGAATTACGAGAAGTTGTACTTACAATCAATTACGTTGCTTAAAAACGCATATGAGGGTAGAAATGTTACAGATAACTACAGATCTGGAACGTATAAGGTAGAGGTTAGTTAATGTTAACAAACGCGATACAAATGGGAGAAAACTTTAACGTAGATGTTATAACCACCGATAATAGAGGTTTGACTCCCGAAGAAGTAACATCCCTATGTTTAGATAAAATTATATCGGTAAGTGATACAGCACCTCCTGCCATAAGAGATCAGGCACAAGCATTTCGTGGTCATCTAGAGCTTGTTATATTAGAGTATATGAAACAAGCTATACAGCATGATAGAATAACAATATATAATGCAATAAAAGATGCAGGGTACGATAAACTTGCAGAACACATAAGGAGAATATAATGGCTTTTTCAGGCAACGCATTATGTAATTCATTCAAACAAGAGTTACTAGAAGGTGTGCATAATTTTACAGGTAGTGGGAATACTTTTAAATTTGCTATGTATACAAACTCTCAGGCAGGTAATGATAATCTAGGGGGAAGTAGCAGCACTATGGATGCTACAGTCACAGCTTATAGTAGTTCGGCTTCTAACGAAGTATCTTCCAGTGGTTACACAGCAGGAGGAGGCACACTAACTAATGTCGCCCCTTCATTAAAATCTACCTCGACAGCCACAACGCAGTTTAGCACTTTAACATTCTCTGGGGTCACTTTGACTGCAAGAGGAGCGTTGATATATAATGATACAAATAGTGACAAAGCGGTATGTGTTCTAGATTTTGGATCAGATAAATCTGCGTCAAGTGGGGCATTTCAAATAAACTTCCCAACTAACGATGCGAGCAACGCACTGATAAGGATAGCATAATGGCATTTAAACTTGCAGATAGAGTAAAAGAATCAACTACAACAACAGGCACAGGGAATATAGCTCTTGGTGGAGCTGTGACCAACTTTGAAACTTTTTCCGCGAATTTATCAAATTCAGATACCACCTACTATGCTATTGTAGATAACACCAATAATGCTTTTGAAGTAGGGTTAGGCACATACAATTCTTCAGGTAACACGTTATCACGATCTGTCATAGCAAGTTCAAATAGCAATAGTGCTGTTAATCTTGGTGCAGGGACTAAAGAAGTCTTTATAACAGCTATCGCGGACAAGATTGTCATGGAAGATGGTAGTAATAATGTTGCCATAGGTGGAACAGTAACAGCCACAGCTTTTAGTGGTAGTGGAGCAAGCCTTACAGGTGTTGACGTTGTAAATGACACATCACCTCAACTGGGTGGAGACTTAGATGTAAACAGTAATGAGATTGTATCAACCTCAAATGGTAACATCGCTCTGACACCAAATGGAACGGGCGTGGTGAGAATAGACGGCAATGTTGATATTCAAAGTGGTACGATTGATCTAAAAAACTCAGGTTCACGATCTAAAATAAACTTTTATTGTGAATCAGGTAACGCTCACGCACAAGCGTTACAAGCTGCTCCACATTCAGAGAGTGCATCTAACACGCTAACATTACCAAGCACAGGTGGTGACGTTGACTTAGTATCAACAGCCTCGACTGCTACACTGACAAACAAAACCTTTGGCGATAACGTAAGTTTTGGTGACAACAATATCACAAATGTAGGCGATATAGCCATTGATTCTATCAGTGCAGATGGAACAGATATAAATGTAGCCGTGTCCGATAACTCAGCTACAGCGTTTACAATAAAACAAGGGTCAGATAACTATCTTGTTGTGGATACAGGGGACGGTGGTGAGTCTGTAGCAATAGGCACAGGTATATCAGGAACCGCCATATCCATAGGGCATACGACATCAGAGACAACAGTAAACGATAACCTTACAGTAACAGGTAATTTGACAGTAAGTGGTACAACCACAACAGTAGACAGTACAACTATAAATATTCAGAACGCTTTCGTGTTTGAGGGAGCTACCCCTGACGCACACGAGACAACACTTACAACGGTTGATCCTACAGCCGACAGAACAATAAGTCTGCCAAACCAATCAGGCACTTTGCCAGTTCTTGCAGCGGCTAGCACCACACAGATCACATCAACACCAGAGGAGTTAAACCTACTTGATGGTGTATCAGGATTAGTACAAGCTGATTTTACTAAACTTGCTGCAGTTGATGCTACAGCATCAGAGTTAAATTTACTGGACGGTGGAACTTCTGTAGGTAGCTCTATAACTATAGCTGACAGTGACGGTATAATCGTTAATGATGGTGGCACGATGAAATCTGTTCCTGCTTCTGATGTTAAAACCTACGCATCGGCAGACTCAGCTACTAAAGGTTTTGCCACAGCAATGGCGATAGCATTGTAAAGGAGAATATATGGCACAAGATTTTGAACGAAATACAGCCAACGGTGTAGGCACAAGTGCCGTAACTTTACGAACAGCAAACTCAGACGATGCGATAGTTGGTATAATGATAGCTAACGTAACAACCTCGCAGATAAATGTTGAGGTATATATAAATGATAGCTCTAATGATATACATTTAGTTAAAGATGCTCCCATACCTGTTGGCTCTTCTTTGCAGGTCTTAGATGGTGGTGCGAAGATAGTGATGCAAAATGGCGACGCACTCAAGGTAAAGAGTGACACTGCTAGTTCCGCAGATGTATGGGTATCTGTTGTTGATGCAATTAGTACATAGGAGTAATAATGCCGTATATTGGAAATGATCTAGCTACACAGTTCCAAGCCTTTGCTACACAAACCATAACAGGTGACGGTAGTACAGGCTATACGCTTGATAGAGCCGTAGCGAACGGCAAAGAGCTTCTTGTGTATATCAATAACGTAAAACAAGAAGAAGGCTCTGGTAAGTCTTATACAGCGTCTGGTACGACAATTACATTCTCTGAAGCTGTAGCGAGTGGTGACTCTTGTTATCTTGTGTATATGGGTTCTGCACAACAAACAGTAACAGCACCTGCAGGTAGCAT